CATTACTTTGTGATTGACTGGTTACTGCAACCTTTATTCCGGGTTGTGCTGGTAGATTGACCCCTCCGGCAGGATCAATTCTAAGTCTATCCCCTAAGGCGCTTTGATGTATAGCTCCGGAACCGTCTAAATTATGTGAAAACCACCACCCATACCCTGCTCCTTGTCTTAAAACCCCTATTCTCGCTGCACTGTCGCCCCACGAGGTTGTTTTCTCGGTAATATTTAAAAGCCACCCTCCTCTTAAAACAGCATTATATGAAGATAAGAGTGTACCGGTAGTGTCTATAGAGGGTGATAAATCACTTATTGAATCATGTGTACCTACTAATAATGTACTACCAGTTTTTGCAAAAATTCCTGATGGTGAAACTTTAAACGTAGTACCGCTATCACTAAAAGGTATAAAAGAACTACTTGTCGGTAGGTTGTAAGATAATTGAGATATAGAGATATCAGCCATAGATATACAATAATATTTATGTTGAACTTGATTAATCTTATCATATAATATTCAATATGTTTAAGAAGAAATTAGCTTTTGCGAATCACAATCATCCTCATACTGAAGAAGAAAGAAAACAAATTATACTTAAAGCAGCTGCAGCTTATGAAGCTTATATGGATGCGTTAGGTTATGATTGGAGAAATGATCCCAATAGTGCTAATACTCCTTATAGAGTTGCTAAAGCGTTTGTTGAAGATTTTGCTTGGGGCTGTTATAGTGAACCACCGAAGATTACCGCTTTTGATAATGTAGATAAGTATGATGGTATTGTCTCACAAACCAATATTAAAGTAACCTCTCTTTGTTCACATCATCATGCACCGTTTATGGGATTCGCCCATGTGGCTTATATCCCTGCAAAGGACGGTAAGGTAATTGGTCTTAGTAAATTAAACCGAATTGTAGATTGGTTTTCTCGTCGCCCTCAAGTGCAAGAAAACTTAACAATGCAAATTCACAAGTATATTGATGAGGTTTGCTTAAAAAATAAGGGAGTAGCTGTTATGATTGAAGCAGCTCACACTTGTTGTTCGAATCGTGGTATTAGACATGACTCAACAATGCGTACTGCGAGAATGTCCGGGGCATTCTTAGATGATAAAGATAATTCTAGAAACGAGTTTTATAAGTTTATTGAGTTTGCGCAGAATAGAAAATTAATCTAAGTTATTTTTCTTTTTCTTTTTAAAAACTATAAAAGGTTTTTTTGTCTGTGGGTTGTAGATTTTAAGAATATCTTTACCTTTAAATTTTGGACTTCCGTGTTGATTAACAATTAAAGTTTTTTGCTTATTAGCAATATGACGTATTGCAAGTTCGCTAAAACTAGGCCTCATCCATTCTTTAGATAAAGGATCTTTTTTGTTAATAGCTATTACATTATAACGAATTGATTCGTGTAATTCTTTACTCACATCAATTACGGCACCTAATTTCTTTAAAAAGGGTTCCCCAACTAGAATAGGATCTTCATTTTCTGAACGATCGGCTATACTAAAAGGTACATCTCTATATTCTTTTTCGTTAATTTTAATATTAAGCTTTACAATAGGTCTATCTTCTTTTACGCCACTTCCAATATGAATTTTGATGTCTCCCGCCCGCGGTGCTTTTATTTTTTTACCTTCTACGGTAGTGAAAGAAATATTTTCACCGTCTTCTGAGATATCCACCCCATGGAGAACGTTATAAGCTTCATTACCACTATCAATTTTTGCTTTAAGACGCCCCACACCTTCAATGTCAATAAACTCTGTAATGCCAAAAACTGGTTTATTATAAAACTCTTTAAACGTTTGCACTATAATATTTATGGATTAAAAAGAAGTTTTCATGTATAATAAGTTAATGGACAATATTCTTAAGAAATGTACAGAAATTTCTTATGCTTTATTAAAAAAGCATGGTGATTATCGCTGTAAGCATTTCTCATTTATTTTTTATAAAAATAGGTTACTAACTATAGGAATTAATAACCCTAACAAAACCCATCCAAAAAATAAGAAAATAGGTTTTTTTAATAGAAAAGGTGAAGATATATCTGATACCATAGGGGTACATTCCGAATTATCTGCAATTTTAAAGCTAGGAGAAGAAGATTGCTCCAAATTAACGCTAGTAAATACAAGAATTAACCGAAACTTTAAGCTAGATCTTTCTAAGCCTTGCAATGGATGTACTTCTCTATTAACACAATTAAACTTTAAAAAGATATATTTTTCTACAAATAACGGCTATCAATTTTTGCAAATATAATTTATTTTTTTAATAAATAATTATATGTTTGCAAGAGACTTTAATGCTTTAAATGATCTTTATAATACAAAGATTATTAATGAAAACGTAGGGCTAGGTCCTCATGCTGATAATCAAGATGTTGCACCAACCCCTAATAAGATTAGTAAAATCGTAATTCCTAAAAGACCATGCGGTGAGAATGAAGAGCATTGTGCACATGCAGAAAAAGGCTGTAAATGCAGCGGTTGTGGAGAATGTAAGGACAATCAATCCCCCTCAGAAGACTGTGAAGGGCATAATCCCGAAACTTATGATAGTAACGGTAAAATGTCTAGACAGTTGTTGTTCAGAGTTTTCAAGCTATCTGCAATGTTACATGATTTATTAAATGGTAAGGAAAACGTTGAAGCCTGGGTTTTAAGTAAAATTACTAATGCCCACGACCAATTAGAATCAGTCTTTGGTTATGAAGATTATGAAAAGATGTTAAACCCTGCCCACGGTATGTGTGGGGATAACTTTGAAGAAAGTAATGAAGAAGAACTTTACAGTGCTATCTCTAAAGGCGGTGATGTACTTTTAAAAAGATTAAATGATGTTTTAAAGAGAGAGTCTGCAGAAAATCTAGAAAAAGTTTTACTTGAAACTATTCTTATTTTAGAAAAGAAAAAGAAGTTAGCCTAACTTACTGTTAAATAAATTAAAGATTTTAGGATCAAATTTACCTAATACGGCTTGTACAATTTGTTTTCTTATATTCTCGTTTGAAGATTTATAGATGTTTCTAAGCTCGGTGGCGCTAGTTATTTTCTTTTTACCTAAGTTAAATTCAATCGTACTAGGAGCATATATGTAGCCATGGCCGCCTTGTTCTTTAAAGGGCTGCATAGATTGTAAATCTTTAAAGGGTTGAAAATATGTAGGTGCTCCTTTCTTAGTCATTCCAAAAGTAAAACGAGGATCAGATTCCATATCTTTTTTCCCCACAAGATAAACTACCTTTGCAACATTAGAATCATAATTTTTTAAAATTTCTAAAGGCTTATAAGGCATTTTTACCTGTCTGATTTCATTTTCAGGAATACCAGTAGCTTTAATAATTTGTTTTTTCTCGTTAAAACTAAAAGGATAACGTGAGGGATCTTCTTTTTTAACTATTTCATCTGCAGTGGCAATAAAAAAATCAGCTCCTGGAAATTGTTTTTTAGCCATATCATATAAATGTTTATGTCCAATATGAAAGGGCTGAAAGCGCCCAGGAAATATAACAATTAAGTTATTTTTCTGAGGCATTAAAATTTCATTTACAAGCTGATCAAATTTCATATTGACATTCCCGGGGTTTGAGTTAAACGTGCTCCTTCTTTTCCGTATTCGGGATTTACCATATAGTTATTATTTGACATCTGTCTTTGCTCTTCATTTTCCCCGCGTTTAGCAAACTTACCTGCCTCTTTACCGGTAATAAAGCTACCAGTAATTTTAACCGGGTTAGAAGAAATAGTAGAGTCTCTAACAACAATACCTTCTTGGGATTGTAATGAACCAAGCTTAGAATTAGCACCACGCTTAACTGCATCTCCTAATAAAATAGTAGCATGATAAAATAACGCCCCGTTAATAGCTTTTTCTATTGTCTTTGTATCTTTACCGATGTACTGTAACATAGGAATACCCGAAACAACATTTTTATAATTTTCTAGACTCATTGCACTTATAGTTTTACCCGAAGCTATTTTAATTTTTTCAGCACGCGGATTTTTTGCTCTTAAAAGCCAATCTTTTAAAGGTTTAGTTTCAAAGTTACGCGAATCATAACTTACAGTAAACTTATTGTTCAATACGTCATTAAAATTTACATCTTTTAATTCAACAGCAAATTCATGCTCTACATCAAATCCGTATTTTTTAGCAATAGGATCTACTTTAGATATTAAATCTTGTAAAGCTTTTTTATCATAGTTTATTTCTCTTGAAGCTCTACTCACACTACCTCTTACTTTGCTCTTTACCTCTATAATTTCATTTAAACCGTGAATAGCTAAAAAGTTATTAGCATAACCTACTACATTGGTTGCTCCTTTTACAAATTCCATATTAAATAAAATTTTAGGATTATTCCACATTTTTAATTTTTGTAAATCTTTTTGTATAGTAGGAATAGCTGTATTAAAAATAGTTAAAACTGTTTTACCGGTTTCTATCATACCATGGCCTTCAGGAAACCTAGAAGTAAGTCTAGCTATAGTAACGCCTTGTACGTCTTCTTGTTTATTAGAACCTCTATCCATAGCAAATTCCTTATTACCCTCTTCATTCGTAATCAGCTTTATTGATGCATTAACCCCGTCTATCTTTACAGAAGAAGGTTTCTTTTTCAAGCTAATTACCATTTTATTAAAAATATTAATAAGATCTCTACCGGTATTGACAGTAGGTAGATCAAAGGGGTGTGCCATGTGACCAGCGACTCCGCCTTCTAATAAAAATTGTGCAAAAGTAATCATATAGTAATTTTAAATCCATCTGAATCAAATAAGAACCCTGCACCCGTTTTACGCTTTATAAAGACCTGTTTCTGTATTAGTTCCGGTGCAAGATTTAAAATAGGCGTATTTAAAATATAATCTCTCTTCATTCCAATGGAAATTCCGTTTTCAGTAAAGATTAAAATACTATCAAATTCTTTTATCTTAGAGAAATAATCTTTCATCTGAATAATACCAATATACTGTTGTAAATTATCTAATTTAGCAAAGTTTTTTGCAAAATAATCTAGATTGCCATTTAAAAATTGGTTATCAAGTTGTTGTTGTGCATAATTATTTACTCCAGAGATTCCTGTAAATTTACCTTGGCCTGTACCTAATAAAATATCTTTTACTGTAGCAAGGTTAAAGTATTCTATAAACTGCTTAAGAACGTTCATATCTAAGTTACTCAAATCCGGATACAGCTTTCTTCCTAATTTACCTGCCTCTACATTTAATCCTTTACCTATTCTACCGCCTTGTTTCTTAATTTCTATTTCTACAAACTTTCCACCCGAAGGTATACTTAAATCACCTACAACAGGCTTTTTACTATAAAAGAAAAACGCTATATATGCTTCACCAGGCCCAGGAGCTCCTCTAGTTTTTTGTGCTGCTGAAAAAGGTCTTACTTTAAATACATCATCTGAATAGTTAAATTTTACACCATAAAAATTTGATAGTATATCAAACACATTAAACTTTTCATGTTTGTTAATAGTATCTAAAAATATTCCTGAAGTTTTAAAACCTTCATCAACAAATTTTTCAAAAAATGCATTAATTTTATCTTGCCCGGTTATAGATAAAATATAATCATAAAATATCTTAACCTCTCTTGCGTTAATATCTTCATGACCTTGAGGGAGTATACCCGCATCTACACATCGGTAATGAATAAGTTCATAGAATGTATCTAAGTTTTGACTTCCCATTTTTAGCTTATCTTTAATGGCTTTATTGTACCAAGAGTCTGAAACTGTAAAATTTTCCTGTTCGCCTTTATCAGTAGTAACAGAAATAGTTACTCTCTCGTTTATTTGATAAGGCAAAAGAGGTACTGACTTTGCGAATGTTTCTTTTAGATAAATGTCATTAAGAGACTTGTAAGGCTTTTTAATTTTTTTCTTACGCATATCATTATAGTTTAGGATCGTTGCTATAACGCTTCATTATATTAAGAATCTCTTTATACTTTGCCATGAAATTATTTTCATTTATAGAATTAACAAAATTCTTAACATGAGGGTTCGTTATTCTCTGAGGATTGTCTTCAAAATTTTCATTAGAAGCAATAGATTGCTGTAATGCTTCTCTTGCCTCTATAGCAGATTCTTGGTTAATAGGCTTAGTAAACAATGCATCTATTGTACCTGGAGGTATATTCATTACTAAAGCTTTTGCTAACATTCTAACCATATCTACATAACCCTCAGGCGGTAAAGCGCTTGGCTCTTCTTGGGCCTGGGGTTGTGTAGGAGGCGGGGCTTGCTGAGGTGCCGGAGAAGTAGCATCTTGAGGCTGTTCTTCACCCTGTTCTTTATACAACTTTAAATATTTGGACAATTTACTGTTAAAGCTCATATAGTTATTTATTATATAGTAGCACTAGTACTGTAAATGATTTGAAGCTCTCCAGGCTTTATTATTCTACCATTTCCCACACATATAGAGTTAATTACAAAAGAAGTATAATATGCATAAGAAAGATAAAACCTTGCAATACCCCTATTATAATTATTACTGTAATATGCTGTAGGGGAAAATGCTCCAACCGCTTGCCAAGCAGATACATTTCTCATAGGCCCCCCGTTGCTAGGAGGAGTAACATAACCACCAATCATTATATTCATTAACCCATTCTTAAAATTATAGCCTTTGATTTCTAATAAAAACATTTGACTAGCACTTTGGTTAAAATCAGCTGGTAGTAAGATATGTACATAAACAGAATCGAATGAACCCGGGTTAATTGTGCTACCATAGTACCAACCTCTTGCAACATTAAAAGAAGTTATTCCATTGTCAGGATGATAGTTTACATCATAATACTGCGGACTGCCACTTAAAATTAAACCATGATTTAAAACATTACCGTTATTTCTATCCAAAGTAAGCATTGGTTGTGAATTATTATTTGTACCGGTATTTTCTCTAGTAGAAAATTCTAATGCAGTTTGACCGTTATTAAAATAATTACATCTTATACTTGCAAGAGTATTATAAGAACCAGCAGTTTGGGTAAATTTAATGCCATCGAAATATCCATTGTTAATACCTGAACTAACATTTAATTCAATTGATTCTCTAGCTAATTGATTTGCTCTAGAAAGAGTTAATTCAGCTGTTAAAGGTAAGGTTTTTGTATTAATACCAACTTTTCCAGCATTAACTAAAAGCCCCGAAGGAGCAACCCTTAGAGTTGTACCGGATTCTGAAAACGGTATAGAAGCAGTTAGAGAGGGCAGCCCATACGTCAACTGTGAAATAGCTACATCGGCCATTTAAATATTTATATATTTAAACGATGAGAAGTTGTTTTGTCTTAAGCTGGTTAAAGTATTCTTTATTTAAAAATATAAGATTATTCTTTTTGGTAAAAGTTTTTACTTTAGCGAATGTATAGCGTTCAATATTAACACTATCTATGTAAGCCCTTATATTACTAAGTGTTTCTAGACCTCTACCTTCATTTTTAGATAATAAATGATGTAAAAACTCAAAAGAAATATTAGTTAAATATACTTTTATAGGCAATAGCTTCTTAACTTTAGAGAGTATTTGATCTAGTAGCTTAAGAATATCTTCTTCTTTAAAGTATCTGGCTATAGCTAAAGTTTCAAGTTGGGTATTATTAAAGTAGATAATAGTCTTTTCATTTGATTTATCGTTTAAGAGATATTCACAAATACCAAATATAACATGATGATAAAAAAATAGCTTTGCATTAGTTGTAATCCTATCTTTTAAAAGGTGATATTTGTGAAGATCATTTATAATGTCAACCTCAACTTTACGCATAATGTGGTTAAAGTTGACCAGTCTAAAATTATATTGTTTAAACTCAAGTTTTTTGAGCATTAAAGTATTATGAATGAAACTAAAAACTATTCAAGAAATTTCTTAGGCGGTCTTCCAATCCTTACATTTATAATTCCATTATAGTAATCTTCTCTCATTAAAACATTTTTATCAATTTGTTCTTTTATTTCAAAGTATGCTAATTCCCATTTTGATCCACATTGTCTTAAAATTTTAAATAGAAATTTATCTTTTCCATATTTTTCAATATCGGCATTTAATTCAGTAGAAGAGCTAGTATAGGTTTTCCAATCCGATTCTTTTATTTCTATTCTTTTATTTTTCTTACCTTTTAAAGGCTTTCTTTTAAGCTTTGACTTACACTGCTTTTTACCAATATACTTCTTACCCGTAACCGTATTTGTTATTTCGTAAATAAAGCCAAATGAATTCTCTTCTATACATACACCTTCATTTAAAACCCAGTGACCTAAATCCATACAATAATTAGGAGAAATACTTAATTTACAACTTCTTTACCCAAACCGGGTAAAGGCCGTCTTTGAATTACAATCTTTTCTTTTTTTCTTTTTTTACCCATACCTAAAGGCTTAGGTATACGGGTATCATTTGGTGCATATATATCATTGGGTGATCCAGGAAATTTACCACCAGTTTGACCTATATCTAAAACATTTCCACCGAAAACACTACCCACCCCCCCTGCAACATTTGTTTCAGTAATTGCTCTTAAAAAAGCCTCTTCAAATAAATTATTTGATTTCATATAACTCTATACTATTATTTAAGTTAATGCTGCTAGAAGAATACATAAAAGAGCTAGAAAGTGATCTTAAAATTGATGAGCTTATCTTAAAAGAATATCAATTAAAGCTACCCGGTATTAAGCATAAATGGGCCGGTAGACTAATAAGACATAAGTTAGATATCAACAATTTACGCAAAAAGCGAGAATTACTCAAAAAAGAGCTAGTAGATAAAATACAAGAGCAAAGCCCAGTAAAACTAGCTCTTCCGGTTATAGAAAGAACTGCAGAAAAACACAGTGAAGTCGTAGATTTTGATACCAAGATTAAGGAATTAGAGCTAGTAGTAGAACTATTAGAAAAATCAGAAAAGACTTTAAGTTCTGCTTCTTATGATATAAAGAATTTAGTTGAGATCATTAAGCTAGAAACGACATGATTAATTTTAATTATGACCCTAAAAAGGGCGTAGGCATTCTATCTGGCGATAAATTCGAAGAAATAAGAGAGAATTTTTCTGTAAAGAATGATGCAGCTTTTTTTGTACGTAAAAGATATGGGAGGTTTTTACCCCAGCGCTTATACTCAATAACCCCAGCAGGTAAATTTGAGCCTGGGTTATATTTCGAGATTCGCAAGTTTCTGACTACCTCTAACTATGTAGGTGATGTACACACCGATGCTTTGTTCTTAGAGCAAATTGCACCCGCTACAAAATGGAAAAAGGATTCTTTATATAATGAAAATATTGTACCATTATCTCTACCGTTAAGAGATTATCAAGAAGAGATTGTAAAAAAAGCTTATTCGATTGGCAGGGGGACTATCGTACTTGCTACTGCCGGGGGTAAAACTCTTACTGCTGCCTCTCTTCTTACTAAACTATTTTTACTATTTGGTTCAAAGTTTAAATGCTTATACATTGTACCCGATCTAGGTCTAGTAGAACAGACATCCGGTGATTTCGAAACATATAAAGTACCCTTTACAGTGCGCAAGTGGACTGGTAGTGCCCCCCTTAACGGTGATGCTAATATCACTGTAGCAAATATTGGTATTTTGCAAAGTAAGAATACTGATTTATCTTGGATTGAAGATATAGATTGCTTAGTAGTTGATGAGGTTCATAAGATTCGAAAGGGTAATGAAATTAATAAGATTATTAAAAAAATTAA